TAGCTCAGGCTCATCAGGTACGTCAGGTTCATCAGGTTCTTCAGGTACTTCAGGCTCATCAGGTAGCTCAGGTAGTTCAGGCTCATCAGGTACTTCAGGTACTTCAGGCTCAAGCGGTTCATCTGGTACTTCAGGTAGCTCAGGCTCATCAGGCACATCAGGCTCTAGCGGCTCTTCCGGTACTTCGGGTTCATCCGGTTCAAGTGGTACATCAGGTTCTAGTGGTTCATCTGGTACTTCAGGCAGTTCAGGCTCATCAGGCACATCAGGCTCATCAGGTACTACAGGTGCAGATGGAGGTAGTGTAGCTAGATTTAATGGATATGATAATGGTACTTTAAATACAACTGATTTTGCTACTCAAGGCACCTCAGCATTTATTGATGTTTCACATACCCAATATGGTTTAGATCCCTCAACTAATGCTACTTACTACACTCACACTAATGATAGTGATACTATTACTATTGTTCAAGCAGGGTATTATATAATTAGCTCTAATGTTAATTTTATTTCAACAGGTAGAGATAGCCTTAGATCAACAATGCAGCAAAATCTCCTTATTAATGGTACTGCTGTAGATTCTTCTAAATCTGATACTTATTCAAGGGGTAGTACTTATAATGATGAAGTTAATACATTAACTACTGGTTATTTTTATCTAGATGCCGAAGATACTGTAAAAATCCAAGTAACCGCAGTTCGGATGGATACTAGTGGTACAGGAAATGTACTTATTCAAGATGCTGTCATTAATCTTGCTCGTATATCAGGGGCAGCTGCTGCTGCTGGTAATGATGGTACATCTGGAACTTCAGGTATAAAAGTAGGTGAAGAAAATCCTAATGATTCAGAAGTTCCTGGAGATTTTGTAGGACAAATGTTTATACAATATGATGGTACTGTATGGACGTGGAATGGTACTAGTTGGGATCAAGGAACAAGTTTACAAGGTACAAGTGGTACATCTGGTAGTTCAGGTAGTTCAGGTACATCAGGTAGTTCAGGTACTAGTTTTAGCTTTGGTACTATATCTTCTAATACACTTTATCGTGTAGTATTAGCTGACACTAGTGGTAATACTTTATATAGAGAAAGTGCTGATGGTGAATTAGATTATGTAACTGGTACTACTGCCCAAGAGTTAAGAGTTGGGGGTGATGTTATTGCTTATTACTCTTCAGATAAAAGATTAAAAGAAAATATCCAACCAATTGAATCCGCTTCAGCTAAATTATCTCAATTAGGTGGTTATACATTTGATTGGAACGAAGCTAGTGGTAAAGAAGGAACAGAACTAGGGGTAATAGCTCAAGAAATTGAAAAAGAATTTCCAGAATTAGTTACTACTAGAAAAAATGGATATAAAGCTGTTAAATACGATAAATTAGTAGCAGTATTAATTCAATCAAATAAAGAACTACTCGAAAGAATAGAAGCTTTAGAAGAAAAGATTAAAAATCTATAAAAAGTAGGTAGGGGAGTTGATCTCCCCTACTTATATTTAGTTACAATTTAAATTACTTTAGTTATATATGGAAAATCCTAAGGTTTATGCTCATGCCTCTTATATAGGTACTACTGGATATAATAATCATACTCGTGATTTTTTTAAACATTTATCTAAATATTTAGATTTAAAAGTACGTAATTACTCTGTAGGTAAAAGTTGGGATGGTCTTAAAGATAACCCTCATGGAGATGAAGATTATATTAAAGAAATTGATAAGAAGTTATTAATAGAACAAACCCTATGGACTGAAGAAAATACTAAAGATGATTTTCCAATTTATCAAGATTATTTTAATGATTTTAAACATAATATTAATTTAATTTTAGAAGAAACAGACCATTATTATTTTTATGATCATTATAACGGACCTAAAATTGCATATAATGTTTGGGAATCTACTCTACAACCTGAAGGATTTTTTAATAAACTACTTGAATACGACCAGATTTGGGTTCCATCTAAATGGCAGGCTGAATGTACTATAAAACAAGGTGCTAATCCTGATAAAGTAAAAGTAGTACCTGAAGGAGTAGATATTAATACTTTCTATCCAGAAGATCCTCAAACTACTCTGGATTATGTAGATGGGAGATTTAAATTTATTTTATTTGGAAGGTGGGAATATAGAAAATCTACTAAAGAAATAATTGAAACATTTCTTAAAACATTTTCCCCAAATGAACCCATAGATTTAATTATCTCAGTAGATAATGATTTTGGTAATGATGAATTTAATAATACTGAAGAAAGACTTCAACATTTTAATTTTATAGATCCCCGTATAAAAATTAAACATTTTGTTTCTAGGGAAGATTATATTACATATCTAAAAAATGGTCATGTTTTTTTATCTTGTGCTCGTAGTGAAGGGTGGAATCTTCCTTTAATCGAAGCTATGGCTTGTGGAACCCCTTCTATCTATTCAGAATGTTCAGGTCAATTACAATTCGCTAAAGGTAAAGGTCTTCCTGTTAAAATATCTAAAGAAATACCTAACCCTAATAATGTAGGTAATTATTATGAACCAGATTTTAAGGATTTGTCTCGTGTAATGCGTGATGCTTTTAAAAATTATACAGACCATAAAAACCGTGCTTTAGAAGAAGCTAAAATTATTCATAGAGATTTTAATTGGGATAATATAGCTCAAATAGGTAAAAATACTTTACAAGATTTTAATAAAAATTATCAATCTGAATCTAATATAATTGAAGTTACTTATTTAGATGGTCCTAAAGTAGAAGTAAAAGGAAATCAAGAAAAAGAATACTATATAGAATTTATTGATAGTAGTACTAATGAGATAATTCATAAAGGTACTATAACTAATAATATGTGGATTAACTGTTCTAAAAAATATTACATTCCTTGGACCATTAAAGTTAATAATGAAATTATCCATAAATTAGATATAACTAACAACCCAGTTTTAATTTCTATAGATTCTAAATCAATTGGAGATACTTTAGCTTGGACTCCCTATGCTGTAGAATTTGCTAAAAAATATAATTGTAAAGTAATTTTATCTACTTTCCATAACGATTGGTTTAAAGGTTTAGAAGCTTATAAAGATATTAAATTTGTAAATCCTGGAGAAATTGTAGATTGTATTACCCATTATAAAATAGGATGGTTTAGAAATGAAGATGGAGGATGGGATAACGATGAACATCACCCACAACAATGTAATACAATCCCTTTGCAACAAGCTGCTACTGATATTTTAGGTTTAGAATATAAAGAACTTAATTATGGAGTTAATTTTTCTAAGAAAAAACGTCCTTTCCCTGATAGATATGTAGTAATAGGTCCTCAATCTACATCTGGATGTAAGGAATGGCCTCGAAAAAATTGGATTATTCTTACTAAATTACTTAACCAAGCAGGCTATCAGGTAGTAGCTTTAACTAAAGACCAATCAGATTTACCTAATGTTATAAATTCATGGAATCAACCCTTTGATGAAATTGCTAATTATTTACTTCATGCCGACTTGTTTATAGGCTTAGGTTCAGGATTATCCTGGTTTAATTGGGCTTTAGATAAACATACTATAATGATAAATGGATTTGTTGAAAAGGGACATGAATTTAATTCAAAAGTTACAAGAATAGCTAATGATAGTGCTTGTTTTCCATGCTGGACTAATCCTAACTTTACATTTGATGCTGGAGACTGGGATTGGTGTCCTATTTGGAAAGGAACTGATAAACAATTTATCTGTCAAAAGTCAATAACCCCCCACCAAGTATTTAAAACTATAAAACAAAAATTAATTAATAAAAAATAATATAATATTTATAAACATGGAAAAAATGTTATTAGAAAAAGAAGAATTAGATACTATTAAAGAGTTTCAACAAACAGAAATAAATTTAGTAGATCAGTTAGGTCGTATTGAATTCCAACTTCAATCTTTAAATATAGAAAAAGATAAAGTAAGACAAGAAATAATCCAATTCCAAATTAAAAGTAGTGAATTTGGTCAAAATCTTCAACAAAAATATGGAGATGGAGATATTAATATAGAAACAGGAGAGTTTACTAAAATAGATTAATTTTTGATTCTCTCTTGAATATTTATAACAAAATAATAACCTTATTACAATGGCAGAAACATTAGTATCACCCGGTGTATTAGCAAGAGAGAATGATCAATCATTTATTTCGCAGCAACCAGTTCAAGTAGGCGCTGCTATCGTAGGTCCTACAGTTAAAGGTCCTGTGGAAATTCCTACTGTTGTTACAACCTATAGTGATTATCAAAACAGATTTGGAACAACCTTTGAAAGTGGTAGTTTAGACTACACTTTCTTTACTTCAATTGCAGCTTATAACTATTTTAATAATGGAGGTAACACTTTATTAGTAACTAGAGTAGTATCAGGATCAGCTACTATTTGGGATTATGCTTCAGCTAGTTTATTATCCCCTTTAAATCTATTAACAACTGCAGATGCTTTATTAGGTTCAATTACAACAGATGTTGATGGTGGTGTTGTTGGTACTTATACAGGAGTTGAACTATCCGGTAGTAGTCTTAATGGTACTGGAGCTATAGCTACAATTACATTAGATGCTGTAGATAACATCTCAGCTATAACATTAACTTCTGTAGGTAGTAGATATGTTGTAGGTGAAACTATTACAATCCCTTCAGCATCTTTAGGTGCTACAGCTGGTGGTGGTACCGATGCTGTAATTACATTAGAAGCTGGAGATTTTAGTGGAGGAGATACTGTATTAGAATTAGAAGCTATTGATAAAGGTGTTATTTGGAATAATACAGGTTCAGTACTTTCTCAAAATGCAATGGCATCAGGTTCTTCTGATAATGTACGATGGGAAGTTAATACAGTAAATACTTCCTCAGGAACTTTTTCATTACTTATTAGACGAGGTACAGATACCCAAAACAATAAATCAATATTAGAATCTTGGACTAATTTATCGTTAGATCCAACTCAAGATAACTTTATCTCTAGAGTAATTGGTGATGAAAAAGCTAACTATATTTCAGGAGATAATTACTTGCAAATATCTGGATCATATCCAAATGCTTCTAGGTATGTAAGAGTCAAATCAGTAAATTTAGCAACCCCAAGTTATTTAGATAATGCTGGAAACGCACGAGATATATATACGGGATCACTTCCATTAGTAGGATCGGGTTCGTACAATGGTTCATTTGCTGGAGGTGTAGGTAATATAATTCCTACGGGTAGAACAATGAATATGTATCAAGATATTAATGCTACAGATTCACAAGGTTTAGTAGGAAGTGATTATACTACTATGTTAAATTTATTATCTAACCAAGATGATTACCAATTTAACTCATTATTCCTCCCAGGTTTAACTAATGCTGACCATACATCTCAGATTACTACAGCTATCAATAATACTCAAACTAGAGGTGATAGTATTTTAGTGATTGACCCTGATGGGTACTCTACTAGTATTACAGAAACTGTAAATCAAGCATCTTCAAGAAATAGTTCATATGCAACTATGTATTGGCCTTGGTTACAAACAATAGATCCTGATTTAGGAACTAGAGCATGGGTCCCAGCCTCAACTATGATCGCAGGAGTTTATGCATTTAACGACAGTGTAAGCGAGCCATGGTTTGCCCCAGCAGGTATCAATAGAGGAGGATTAACTAACGTAGTTCGCGCTGAAAGACAATTAACAGCTACTAATAGAGATACTTTATACGAAGAAAATGTAAACCCAATTGCAACATTCCCTGGAACAGGAGTTGTAGTATATGGACAAAAAACACTACAAAAACAAGCTAGTGCTTTAGATAGAGTAAATGTTAGAAGATTATTGATTTCACTTAAATCTTATATTGGACAAGTTGCTCAAACATTAGTATTTGAACAAAATACAGCAGCTACAAGAAATAATTTCTTAGCAGCAGTAAATCCATATTTAGAAACTGTTCAACAAAGACAAGGTTTATACGCTTTTAAAGTAGTAATGGATGACAGTAACAACACCCCAGATGTAATTGATAGAAATCAATTAATTGGTGCTATTTACTTACAACCAACCAAAACAGCTGAGTTTATAATTTTAGACTTTAATGTATTACCAACAGGGGCTACTTTCCCAGTATAAAGGTTTAAAGAACGAATATTTATAATAGAATAAAATAGATAACAATGGCAGTATTAGATCCGAACGAAATATTTTTCACAGCGTTTGAGCCAAAACAAGCGAATAGATTCATCATGTATATTGATGGGTTTCCAGCTTACACAATTAAAGGTGTAGGTGCTGTAACATTAAGTCAAGGCACAGTGGCTTTAAACCATATTAACGTTCAACGTTTCGTTAAAGGTAAATCTACTTGGGGTCCTATCCAGTTTACACTATTTGATCCAATCACACCTTCAGGTGCACAAGCAGTAATGGAATGGGTAAGACTACACCACGAATCAGTAACTGGTAGAGATGGTTATTCAGATTTCTACAAGAAAGATTTGACATTTAACGTATTAGGTCCTGTAGGTGATGTAGTATCAGAATGGATTATCAAAGGTGCTTTAATTACATCTGCTAACTTTGGTGAATATGGTTGGGATACTGAAAACACAGCCATTAATTTAACAATGGAAGTACAACCAGATTACTGTATCTTGAACTTCTAAAAAAAAGTAAATACTTTTAAAGAGAGCTTGGCTTACGTCAAGCTCTTTTTTATATTAAATATGTATACACGATAAACGTTATAAATAAAAATATGAGTTTTAACTTACCAACAGAAACAATCGAGTTACCTTCAAAAGGTTTATTATATCCTGAAGGTCATCCACTATCAAATGGTACTATTGAAATTAAGTACATGACTGCTAAGGAAGAAGATATTCTTACCAACCAAAATTATATTCAAAACGGAACCGTATTAGACAAATTATTAAAGTCCCTAATTGTAACTAAATTTGATTATAATGATTTAATTATTGGTGACAAGAATGCTATTATGGTTGCTGCTCGTATTTTAGGATATGGGGCCGAATATAAATTTACTTATAATGGAGTAGAAGAAGTTGTTGATTTATCTCAAATTGAAAATAAACCCTTAGATGAATCTTTATATACTAAAGGACAAAATGAATTCACATTCACACTCCCAGCTTCAAATAACGAAATTACTTTTAAATTTCTAACTCAAGGTGATGAAGTTAAAATTGACAGAGAATTAGAAGGATTAAAAAAATTAAAAAAAGAAGAATCTCCTGAATTAACTACTCGTTTAAAATATATGATTACTTCTATTAATGGTGATCGAGAAACCAAAACAATCCGAGAATTTATTGATCAAGCCTTTTTAGCTCGAGATGCTAGATCATTTAGAGAGCATATTTCAAAAATTCAACCAGACGTGGATTTAACTTTTTTTCCCTCTACTTCAAACAAGTCAATCTCTCTCCCAATTGGGATTAACTTTTTTTGGCCTGACGCCAACCTCGGCTAAACAATATAGATTAAATTTTTTAACTCAAATCCATGAAATTTGTTTTTATGGGCAGGGGGGGTATTCTTGGCCTATAGTCTATGAAATGCCTTTATGGTTAAGAAAATTTACTTATTCTAAGATTAAAGATCATTACGATAAACAATCAGAAATGATGAAAAAATCAAAAGAATCTTCTAACCCAAATTCTACTAACATGATAAACTCAGATGGAACTGTAAAAATTCCTACAAAAAGCAGTTATAAATAATATTTATAACATATAGATAAACTATGGCTACATCTGACGAAGCAAAAAAATTAAGGGAAGAATTTGAAGCAACGAATGAGTTACTTCGTGATATTACTGCTAATTTAAATTTAGCAGCCCAAGAAACTGAAGGATTTGATGCTGCTACTAAAAAAGTAGTTAAAACCTATAGTAATGATTTAACTAAAGCAACAGAAACCATTGTTAAGTCAAATCAAAAACAACTTGCTTTACAAGAAGAAATAGCTAAAGGAGGCAAAAAAGGTGCGGCTGCCCAAAAAGAATACGCTAAAGAACAAGAAAAAGCAGATAGAGCTAGAAAAATAGCAAGTGAAGCTATTAATACTCTTCGTTCTAAAGGTATAGAAATTAGTGCTGAAGATGTTTTTAATTATGAAGAGATAGCTGATCAAGCTGAAGCAC